GAAAACGCGTACGTTCTTGAAGAAAAATCGGGTAAAACGTGTAGTTTAGACTATTACAAAATACTCCTCGCGGTTATACTATTAACTCTGACTCTATTAATTTCAAGACGTTAAAAAGTGTTTCAAGTTTGTTATCGTTTGTACACGTTTCTATAACTTTAGGTAACGTCGTTAAACAGAAATCGCGAACCATACGTTTTTGCCAAGAACACGATTTATTTATGTACGGTGGTCTGAAAGTAGGATCTATAATTTTTACTGAGTTCATGAGTCTTATGAGAGAATGAACGTTTTTGTTCTCGAGTAGAACGTTATCTAATTGGATCAAAACCATACGACGCCTGGTTTCGATCGTTTTATTAACCATGGTATCTAAAAACTTTTCATACCGAAGAGACCTCGAGGATATATCAAAACTACCACGAAGTACTGTATTAAAGTAATCTTTAAACGTTTCGTAACCGAAACCTTCGATATACTTATTATATTTAACCTCTACAAGATCTTCGTTCGTATCCACGTTAATAAGCTGTTTACAAGAAATAACAAAATAGGCCATGTTTACATTTAAAGAGTATGATATCTTTAAATGTATATAAAATGTGGACTTTGGTGTGTAAACCAATAGTCATACCCACGGGTATACCCGAACAAAGAATGGTTACCACTAAAACGTGTCGAATTGCAACCGTATCACCTACAGATAATAAAAATAGATTCGTTATAGAATTACCAGACGATGTACCCGAAATAAATATAGTACGAATAGAAAACAAATAAAATGTTATGTTAGTATATGGACGATCTTAGATTTTATATACCAGCGGTTTCTATAATAGGTTCAAATTTAATCACTACTAATCAGTGTGGTTCACTAGTTAAATCTGCAATTGATGTACCACTCAGACCACCCGGTTGGATTTTTGGTATAGTTTGGCCTATATTGTACGTAACAACCGGTCTCGCTTGGAGTTGGAGTAAAAAAGATGTGTTATTTTCACTCGTAACAATCATGTGTTGTTTATGGTTATACGTATATTCGTGTAAAAAGAATAAAAAATCAGCAGCTTTTGTACTTTTATCCACCGCGTTACTATCTTGGCACTTAGCGAGAATATTATCCGGAAAATCCAGAAATGCGATTATTCCATTAGCTATATGGACAAGTTTCGCAACTTATATTAATATGTACGAGGCATTTATTTAAAGATAAAACAGTATCGTAATAAATGATACGCGAATATGCCGAACACGTATATAAAGTACTGGGTCCCGGGTATAGCGAGCGTGTTTATCACAACGCGTTGGAAGTTATCTTTAGAAAAAACGGGGTACCCTACGAAACGGAGAGAATAGTTCCTATTGTGTTTGAAGGACACACAATAGGAAATCTTCGCGCCGATATAATTATAAATAACAAAACTGTAATCGAACTCAAATCGGTAAAAACCGTGAATGACGTTATGATCACACAGGCACAAAATTACCTCAAACTTACGGGTCTTACTGAGGCGTACCTGATAAATTTTCCTCCGGCACAGGGTGTGGCTCTTGAAGTTCATCACGTTGGTTTAAATAATACATAATAGGTATCATCTGGTATATCTTTTTCCAATCACTTTTGGATTCCTCGTAATACTTTTTAGGGTCTTTAAGCCCTTCAGTTATAATTTCGTTTATCTTTTCTGTGTAGAAGCGGATTTCTTCTAAACAGAAATTATAATACGGTTCTTTATTATTCATTACATGTAGTAAATCTTTATTTTTTAAGCTTGTAATTTATGTTTTGAAAAAGTTCGGGATTGTTTCGTTTTTTTACCGCGAAATTTTTGAGCATGTTACTCAAACTATTATACGAGACACCTTGACGCAGTGGGTTTAATCTCGCCTTTGATTTTGGTTTTGGTGACTTTGGTTTTGGTGACTTTGGTTTTGGTGACTTTGCCATTTTTTACTATTACCTTTTATTTTTTTTCTAAATTGTCGGTATATATTCCCATCTGAGTTCTTCGCATATCTTTTTCCATATGACGTCTTGTTGGTACAACTTTTCCTTAGACTTGAGTAAAGGGAAATATTTAAGGTAAGAATCTTCACTCAAAAGTTCACAAAATTTATACAAAACGTACGAGTAACTCAAAAAGTTTTTACGTTCGCTCGGACAATTATCATCGAACGGTTTTTGGATATCCTTAAACATTATACGTAGACGTTCCTCGAGTTCTTGAGGCATTTTCGGGGGCGATATTCCACTCAAAATGTTCGTAATATATGGAACGTGTTCGTAATACTTGTTGAGTTTGAGTTTCTTAAGTAAACTACGAACGCGTGCGTGTGTGATTTCCTCGACAACCTTTATTTTAATTTTTTTGAGTTCCGTCCTTAGTTGGTCTATAACATCTTGCGGTATGTTCGTAGTTTCTTGTGCTTGAAATTGTGATAACCATTCGTTAAAATGGTTCTCACGTTTATACGAATAATTGACAATTTTCTCAGAAGTTTCCTGTTCTTCCCTATACGTAAGTTCTTCGCTTATGAGTGTTGCAATTATCATACCACAGTTATCACACACGAGGTCACTCGTATCTGAAAAGTGAAAAACGTTACTTTCAGGGCATCTCGAACACACTTCCTTTTTCTTTTCAATAGGTCGATCTATATTATTCACTTTTTCTACATCTATGAGGTAATCGTTAAATATATCTTTTCTTTGTAAACCGGTTGTTTCTTTACAATTAAAGATATTATCCGTACTCACTTCCCTTTCAAGTTCTTCGGTGTACTGTTTCATGTATGGCATACACTTTATTATATAATCTGACATTTCCGATTCGTGCATGGATTTGTTTATAGGGTCATCACGTATTAGTTTTTCCCATGTTTTAATCTTATTATTATAACGGCTTAAAAAATTACCTTCCATATAATAATTAAATAAACATGTTACTCAATCTTTTAACTAACGTTATATTGTGGATTCACGTATCGATAAAAAATATATTATCTAAACCCGACTATAAAATAATAGAATCGTCAATGGAATATAAACTAAACAACGAAAAAACACCGAGTGAACTTGATGAATTTTGGGAAGACGAGTTCGAAGAATGGGATGGTGAAACAGATTTCTTTTATAAAGATTTAACGGATAAAGATTATAAAAATACACAAATTCCAAGTAACGTAGAAAAGACTATTGTTCGAATTAAGTATTGGTATAACGATAAAATGTACAAATACCTTACGTATGATATGAACCATGTTTGGCCTCCTCGTTTCTCTTCGGGTATTCATTTTAACATACCAATCGTAAGTGCACATTTGCTCGATTCGTATGATAAACCAGTGAAAGATTTACTCAATAAAATAAGAAGGTACGCGGGACCTCGTCTTGATTTCCACGGTGAAAAAGTAAAAATAAGTGATATGTTATATTACGACGAAGAAACATTGGAACAAGAGTTTCCTACAATACGTATAAGAAATGCACTTGGTATGATAAAAAATGTGGATACTAAAACTGGATACGTTACAGATCTTCGCTTACCTTAGTTGCGAGATAAAATTTAAGTTCACCTAAATTCGCGACGTTATATTTTAATATCAAAAATCTATTCTGTTCTTCTTGCATTATTTGCACCGTAGAACACATACTCGTCGCTTTAGTAAAAATATTAAGGTACCGAAGGGAATATTTACCAGATATTTTTGGACTCTCTTCCGTACATTCAATAACCGTTTCCTGATTAGCAAAATCACCTTCGCAAAGAAGTTTTAAATGTTTACCGTCGCGTGTTATTTCAATATCGTTACCAATGTTATACATGTCTCGACATATTCTCTGAAAATCTGCAGATAACATTGGTGTTATTGTAGTCATATTCATTTGCGGAACTTCTATTTGACTCTCGTTTATATCGAGAAGTTTTAAAGAAAATGTGGTACACGCTTTCTTAGACTCACTGTGAATTTCAATATTCATAAACTCTTTACACTCGATATTTATTACGAGAACGTCGTTGTTGGTTATAGATTTTAAAAGTTTAAAAGTATTCGATACATTTATACCTGCGACAATATCGTTTTCACAATTATATTCTTCGAAATTATCCGAAGAGAGGTACATATCTACAAGAGAGGTTCTCGCCGTATCTAGAGTAACAATGTACACACCATCTTTTTTAAAATATATATTAACATCATTGAGTATATCTTTAAGAACTTCAAAAGTAGACTTTATAGCAGAAGCCTGAACAGTTGCTAATTTCATTAATTTGAAATAAATTTAATTCTTTAATTACTGTTTTTAGTTTGTTGGTTATATGCCTCAGATACACTTCTACTTATTTTTTCTTCAAGTTCTGGTGTCATCGCGGGTTGTAAAGTTACACCGTAACTATCTATTTCAAACATTTCACTATTACCTTCACCATCTTCCAAAGTCGTCATATTACAAGAACCAAATCCAGCAACGTCTAAATCTTTAACTGGTAAAAGCGATTGTAACCAATTTCGTATTTCGTTACCTACTAAAAACTTGCCATTCTTTGTAAGCATAGTAGGAACACGACTTATTTTATTTTTGTATTGCGGTGGTATACCGAGTTTATTTATATTGTGATACGAAACAATATTCTTGAGTTGTTCGTGTTTGTTTATAAAATCGATTACATCTAAACTATGATTACATTGTGGACTGTATATTAACAGGGACATATTACTAAATGTATAAATTAATTTTTTTTCTAAATAAAATCACAGTTATATGTAGATGAATACGTTAACGTTTATTGTGTTAATAGTTTTCCTATATTATGTACTGAACAGGATAGAAATGTACACTCGACCTGAAAAAGTATTAACAGAACAAGAGATGGATTTATCACAGTACGATGAAGTCACTGAAGTTTCAATGACACACGATCTCATGCAAGAAATTATTATTAAAATAAACGAAGAAGTTTCACAAAAAACTGGTATGTGCACGTACGTTATAGAAACAACGTCTATCAAAAAGTTTATTCACAAAGAAACAGGTGGTACCGTTCTCAAATGTATGTTCATGATTGTAAAACACGGTAACCCCGGTTTCGATTTTGGATTTTCTGTTTCTGCTGATATTTTCATTGTAAATCCTGGTCCTGAAATTAAAATTGTAAATTTAGAATCTGCTTATAGAGACGGAAGATCTTTAAAGGATATTGTAGAAGATACGGAAAAATCTATAGAATCACGTAAATCCATAGTAAATCAGCTAAACGAGTACCAAAAGATAAAGTTAGAAAAAGATATAAAAAAATACAATAATTTTATGAAATCTTTAAAATACAAAACAGGCGATAAACCAGAAGTAAAAGTTTTAAACTTACGAACACAACCTATTGATACTATATACCCAGAAGATGATACAGTCTTTAGAAAACCTACAAAAAAACAGGAATTTGTAGATTATAGTTTAGTAAAAAAAAGTGAATTGGAATCCATAGTAAATAAAAATTTAATAGAGAAACAAATCTTGAGTTCGCAGGAAATGTACGGAAAAAATAATTCCGTTCTATTATAATGATCAGTATCGATGATATATCTCGTATAACCGAAAAACGTAACAAACTCAAAAAAGAAACCTACGTTAAAATATACGAACAAATCACTAAAAAAATACGCCAATCGGTAGATTTAGGTCACAAATACGTTTTTGTACAAATACCATCGTTTGTGATGGGGTACCCTCACTTCGAACGTCACAAGGCTTTACAATATATCATAAGACAGTTTGAAATAGGTGGGTTTATGGTACAACGTGTTGGAGAATATGAAATATGTATATCTTGGAAACCTAAAAAATTAAAAAATTCAGAATCTAAAAACGTATCAGAAGATCTCGATGATTTTCCGACACTCATAAATTTGAAAAAAACGGCTAATAAATACAGGGCAATGCGGTAATTATTTCATAAAAAAAATCCACTTAATCATAAATGGATAACCTTAACATACTAGTAGAAGCTAAACGAGAATATCTCGGTCAACTTTGTTTACTCATGTGTCCGGTTATGATTGAAGTTTTCGAAGAAATGTATGAAGAAGCATACAAACTCTCTAAAGGAAGAAAAGTTTTGATAATGTTTCAAAAACTGTTAAAAGAAGTTCCAAATTGGAGTGATGCACACTCTAGAACACATACCGATAATATCGCGAATAGGTGCGCTTGGTTCAATGATCTCATAGCGGCCGTTTTTGTAAGTTGTGTTAAAATTTTATCAGCTGTCAGATTGAGTAAAGATAACAAGAAAATTTCACTCAAATTACCTACAAATGAAGTTTTCATACAAATGTGCTACAACAAAGTCGCCGAAAATCTGTATAACAATCCCTACATATACCATGAATCACAAGATGAAAATACAAGAAATGATAAATTATACGAACGTTTTTCGGCTTGTATAGAGACCGCTGTAAAAGAACTCATACCAGTACAACAGATATTACAAACGTACATGTCTCAACAACAAGAAGGTCAAGATCTCGATTTAGGAGAAGCTGAAGTAGGTGATTTTGAAGACCCGGAAGTAAACGAAGGTGAATCTATGGAAACCGGAGAACCGATGGAAACCGGAGAACCAATGGAAACCGGAGAACCGATGGAAACCGGAGAACCAATGGAATCCGGAGAACCGATGGAAACCGGAGAACCGATGGAATCCGGAGAACCACCGTCACAATACCAGGAACCACCACAACAACAACAACCGTCGTCCTCTTTCGTGGATAATGAATTCAAAACCATAAACACAGGAAGAGTAAAAGAAGACAGTGTCTTATTCCCGGATGCACCCGAAACTCAAAGAAAAAAACCTCAATTATATTAAATGGAGTTTGAAGACTACTTAAGAGATCCAACATCGGCCGCCATGATAGCTGGTCTCATTACTGCAGGATATATACACTTTAAATCAAAACTTAACAATGAAGGTAAATTACCTTTGAGTGCGTACAGTAAACCAGCTGCACTCGTAGCAATTTTAGTATTTTTTATAATAAGTAATGGATTAGGTAAGAGAGAAAGTATATCAACAGAACCGTTTTAAAAAATTTTATAGCTTAAAGATAGCAAAACTATATAGAATACAAAATGACTTCCGTATCTGCTTTCAATGAAATGATGGGTCAATTTCTTATGGAACTACACAAAACTTTTCCAGAAGAAAAAGGCTTGAAAAAATGCATCTCCGCATTCGAACTCATGAAAGACACTAATCCGAAATTAGTTGTAGATGGTTTCATGTCAGGCGTAACACCGTATGCTGATAAAATTTCTTCTAAAGATGAAACGTTTTTTATTAACGAATCCAAAAATTTAGATTTCATGAAAGATGTTAATTTAGAAAAACACTGGTCTTCGTGTTCCGAAAATACAAAAAACGCAATCTGGCAATACGTACAAACACTTTACATGCTCGGAACCACTATAAAATCTATCCCAGAAGATACACTTTCCATGATTGAAACGGTAGCCAAACAGTGTGCGGACAAAATGGGTGAAGATGGTACAAGTATGGATGAAAATGCTCTCATGAAAACTATGCAGGGAATGCTTGGTGGGATGTTGGGAGGCAACAAAAAATAAACTCGTTATATATAAATGGTTTCTTGGTTCGAAGACCCAAAACAACTCATTCGATCAGATAAAGTAACAGAATTTTGGCCATCGGAAACACTTGCTCCAGAACAACGTATAAATGCCGCTTCTCGATTCATAATATATGCAACGTGTGTACTCTATCTTATTAATAGAGACGTACGCATGTTTATAATAGGAGGAACTGCTCTAGGTGTTCTTTATGTAATGGAACGTTCAGGTATGATTAAAGACCATATTCCCAGGCCTGAACAAGAACAAATAGGTACGACAGGTGGTTGTCAACAACCAAGCAAAGAGAATCCAATGGGTAATTATTTAATGAGCGATTTTATAGACAGACCAGATAGACCAAGTGCATGTGAATACTCAACCGTAAAAAATAAATGTAACAATTACGTTACAGACGGTATTTCGTACGGACCAGCGCGTTCGCGATCATCTTTACCGGAATACCAAAGAAATGCATTATCTAGACAATTTATAACCATGCCAGTAACATCTACAGATTGTGGTTCTCACTACGAATTTATACATGGATCTAGAAAAGATACGTGTAGACAAGATCCACGTTTGTGTGATCCAAACGCAAGAGGTGTACAACTCGAAGCTTTCGCGGGTTTAGCACCGAACGGTGATGCGAGAATAACAGCCAGTAGATCAGTGTAATATCAATTTTATATTTTAGATGTCTTAAAAGAAAAGTAGGTACTCGATTTGCTTAAACAAAATCTTACGTAATAGTAAATGGCGTATCAACTCCAACCAGGATTAAAAATTGTTCAAGATAAAGCTATTCCAAGTGTATGTGCCACTGAAGAAGTATTCGTGTATCCTCAGCCCAGTACTCTCAACTACGGTTCGTCTAGACCAAACACCATGCTCTATGGTACAGCTCCATACATGGCAGGTAAAGGTTCACCAGCAGAATTTATAGAAACTAGCGATGCTCTTAGACCACAATCAACTTCTCAATTTAACAAAATATTAGCCAAGACGTACGAAAGAAACTTCCACCCGCTACAAAATGTATCATGTAAAGTTCCCCTCAGAACCATGACTTATGAACCATCGAGCACACGCGCCGAACTCCAAAACGGTTTGTTTCAAAAAAGATACATGGATAAAAATGTTGATAAGAAATAAGAATGGCTGATCCCATCTCAATATTAGCTATAGCGGGTCTTGTTTACGCCGGTCGTAAATTAAGTAAACCAGAAGAACAAAAACCAGAAAAATACAAACTCGAAGGAAAACCGTTAGAAGATGAATCACCCATGGCTAGAGACGTAGTTATAAAAGACGAATATTTAGGACAAACGTCCCCACTCGTTGAACCAACGTATTCTTCAAAACAAGAGATGACTTCGTTCGGAGAAGTGGCACCACAACAAAGGTCTTCAGGTAATGAGATTTTGTCGATGAGAGATAGATTCATGTATGACGGAGGTATAATGAACAACCTTTCACCCATAGAAAGACAAAACGTAGGTCCAGGTTTAGGTGTTTCTCCGGATGTACCATCCGTCGGTGGTTACCAGCAACTTTTCAGAGTTAACCCAGAGAATGTTGGTGCATACCGTCTCACTACTTTACCAGGACGAAGCGGTCCAGCTTACGATTCTAAAGGTGGTAGACGTGGTATAGAAGGAGAAGTCGCTCATAACAGACCAGAGAAAACAGCGTTTCTGTATGGTCGTTTACCACCAGTTGCGGGTAGAGCACAAGGCATGTCCGGTAGAACACCAAGAGGCGAACACGAAAAAACAAAGAGAACTACAAACAGGTCAGAAACTGGATTAAGAGCAGATGGCTTATCGTATGCGAGTGCAAAAAGAACCGTTTCCTCACTTACACGTGCTCAAGAACCAACGAGAAACAAGAAGGATGGTAATATGGAACAATACCAATACGCGAATCAACCTGCTCCGGGTATTAGCAACTTTATGGGTGGTTACGTAAATGCACCAGCAAGTAAGATAGGAGAAAAGAGAACGTTTGGTACACAATACGCGGTAGAAGAACTCATGAAATATGGTTTCAGACCAGACGACAGAAGAGGTAAGACGGGTAGAGCAGGTGGTCCCGGTAGAATGAATGTAAGAGCAGACGCACTCAACCAAGGTGGTATGTTAACGAGTGTTCGTTCCGACACGACGAGAATCGATGGTAGAATTAACGCAGCAAATGGAGCTTGGACACAACAATATAGAACGAACGATTACCAAGAAAATAACGCATATAAAGGTAATATGAACCCCAATGCAACAAACCATAGTTTAGAAACTGCAAAGAGACAACTCATGAATAATCCATTAGCACATAGTCTCTGTTAAATAAATACTATTTCGTGACACGCACTCATTAAAATATTGTTCATATATTTTAATGAAGGTACACACCTTAGACATAGATAGTAGTGAAAGAGATCCGGTCTTGTATCCTAATCCAGGTGACTATGTCGTTTACTTAAAAAATCCAATATACGATGTTAGTAAAATTTCACTTATATCAGCACGTATACATAATAGTCAGTACCTTATACACTCGAGAAACAATACGTTTGATATACTTACAAATGGTGGCACTACACAAACCATAACTATACCAGTTGGTAACTATGGTGGTCAGTCGTTAGCAGACGCTATTGTTGCTCAATCTACTGTGATAACAAGTGCAACTTTCAATAAAGATACCAATGCGATAACGTTTACAGGTTCGAGTGATTTTACGTTTCTATTTTATAGTGGTACGAATGGGTATAACTCATCCGTTCATGGATACACAACACCTCACGATATATTAGGTCTACCAGCTTCGGATACTTCGTCTACATCGAACACGTTAGAAACCGGAAGTATAAATTTACAAGGTGCTGATGCTATAGTCGTTAAACTAAGTAGCGGTTCTGATGAATTTAATAAAA